TCAAAAGCTTTGATGGACGCAGCAGCTAGAGCAAAAGACCCAGGTCTTGCTCAGATTAAAATGGCGTCTGCACAACAATGTATGGCTAACTATAAGGAAGCTGTACGTAGATATGGAATGAAAAAGAACGATAAAGTAGGTGGCACTAGAGCGATAGCTCCAGTGGACATGAGATAAAGGGGCAACAATGGAAGTAGGAAAAGAAACTAAATTTACATTATCTATAGAGACAGCAATTAGTATATTAGTCACTGTAGGTATGATAATTGGTATGTGGTATTCTTTGCAAGCAGAAATAGAACTTGCTAAAGAGTTACCAGAACCAGAGGTTTCACGTATGGAGTATGATTTAAAAGACCAAATGATACGTGATTCAATATTAAACACAGAAGAAAAAGTAGATAAACTTGAAGATAAAGTAGACTCCGTTAAAGATGATACGAGAATGATTCAAGAAACTTTACTTGACATGAATAAGAACTAATGAGGTTTTCAAATGAACAACAGATTTATATCATACTTGGTATTAACGCTTTGCTCATCGCTATCATGGCTGCACTCACAATCAGTCAACTTAGATAGCTTTGACCAAATACAAGCATTAAATATACAAAAATGTGCAGTAGTGCAAGTTAATGCGGGCTGGAATTATCAGAATAGAGTAAAGGTAGAGAAACTAGCTAACCTTTGCTATATAGGAGAAATAGACTTAACCAATAAAACTGTTGGTGCAGTCGTTCAGAAGGAGTGGAATATTAAGGTTGTCCCTACTATTATCATTCTAAAAGAAGGTAAAGAAGTTATGAGATATGAGCCTGGTATAAGTATGAGATTTGACGAAAAAGAAGTATTTGATAAAATTAAAAAAGAAATAAGATAATGCCAAGAAAGAAAGCAAAGTCTATAAGAAGAACTACAAAAGGCAAGAATGCCAATTACAGACCTACTAAAAAAGGTGCTGGAATGACAAAGAAGGGTGTAAAAGCTTATAGAAGAGCTAACCCTGGTAGTAAATTAAAAACTGCTGTTACTGGAAAAGTAAAGAAAGGTAGCAAGGCAGCTAAAAGAAGAAAATCTTATTGTGCAAGGTCTTTAGGACAACTGAAAAGAAGTTCTGCTAAAACTAGGAACAATCCTAATTCTAGAATAAGACAAGCACGTAGAAGATGGAAATGCTAATTAAGAGGAGGAATCATGGGACCAATATTAGGTAAAGTTCTTACAAGTTTAGGTACAGAGAAGCTTATCAAAGCTATCATTATGCACCTAGGAGATTGGCTTGTAGCTAAATCATCTAACAAACTAGATGACAAACTATGGGCAGAAGTTAAAAAAGCAATAAATAAAAAATAGGAGAGATATATGAACTGCGAATGTGGATGCGGGTGCTAAGTGCCTAAACAAATGCTAACATTAAATGACTTTAGCGGAGGACTTAATACCAAGTCCTCTCCTAGGGATATTGCGCTAAATGAGCTAGCAGGGACGACAAATGCCCTTGTTAATGTTCCAGGACTAATAAGAACAGCTAAATTTCCTACAGATATCGTATCTGGTTCAACCTCTTTGAATCATGCAGCAAGAGGTAATGGTTTATTCTCTTTCAATTCACAATATGATATTGGCAGAACAACTGGAGCTAGAGAAGATTATGAATCTTCAGTAGAAGTATTGGCATATCCAGACGGAACTAATATAAAATTCTATACAAGAGCATATAATGCTACAGGTAATTTTACACACCAAGGAACTGATAACCAAATAGCTTTAGGTGGCTCTACAAATGTAGAACCTGTATATTATTTTGTTGATGGAAGCTTATATGTATCAGACAAAAAAGTAGTCTCTGGAGACGCAGATAGCAATCCTAAAGTTTTACAGTTTATTACAAAACCTAGATTTACAGTAGATGTAGCTAAGTTTATCTCAGGTTCTGCTAAAGTAACAGATACAGCAACTAACCTTGCAAACTTTGCTGACGCAGACTCTTTTTCAGCTACATTAGACCAAGACGGAGAGTTTGAAGTTGTATATGATAAAGGAGCATCAGGAGGCGGTTGGGAAGCAGATACATATGAATTTACATATACTTTTGTAGACTATACTGGAGATGAAACTTTGCCTCATGTATTTTCTAGTCCTCACACTTGCACTTTAACTGCTGGTCAATTTTTTGAAGACATAGGTTTTAAAATTAATACAACCAATGCATTCAGAGAGGGCGAAAAAGGAGTAAGAATATATATAAGAGCTCAAAACAGCAATGAAAGATATCAACTGTTACTAGATGTGGACTACGAAAGAGGAGTAAGAACCAACCTATTTGATGATTACAAAGCTTGGTCTACTTCAGGAACTTATGCTAGTGGAAGTACAGCTAATGCTTCTGTAACTGGCGTGAGCGCACAGTCTCCAGCTTTAGATACATATGAAAGTATCAATGGTTATTCTCAAGATGAAGATAGATTAGGCTTTGGAACTATCGGAGGCTTTAAAGGGGCAGCTGTATGTTCTAGAAGAGCTTGGGTTTGTAATGTTAGAATAGATGATGAAATTTTTGATGATAGAATATATTACACCCCTGTAAATAGATTTAAAACATTTCCTACTTCTTTCTTTTTAGACATAGGTATAAATGACGGAGATTCTTTTAATGCGCTATCAAGTGTAGGTAATAGAATTTTAGCATTCAAGCAAAACAAACTATATATTATTAATGTATCATCAAGCTCTGATGCTGGATGGTACTTAGAAGCAGAGTATGAAGGTATGGGTTGTAAACATCCTGAAGCTATTGTAAAAACAGCATTTGGTGTATGTTGGACAAATGAATATGGAGTTTATTTATTTAACGGAGAAGCGCCTATTGAATTAACATTAAAGTTAGATGATGAGAATTGGAACTCTTTTACTTTAGGAAAAATTCCTTCTATAGGATATAACAATATAAATAAACAGCTTGTTGTTTTTCAAAATACAGAATCTGGCACAGATGGGACTAATGCTTTTATGGTATATGATTTTAATACTAAATCTATATTTTTTCAGAACAGACAAAATGTTGTTAGCGTAGATGGAATGAAAGGTATGTCAAACTTAGTTTCAACAGTTGGTGGTATGTTTTTTTCTGAATATGCGCACTCAGGAAACAATAAATCAATAAGAAGCCTGTCTTCTGGAGAATTAGGAGGTTCTTTTTTAGATATAACAACAAAAGATATTGATTTTGGAGAACCTGGTAAAATTAAAAAAATATACAAGGTATATGTTACTGCAAAAGATGACGGCTCTAGCGCAGGAATTGTATTGAAAACTTCTTTAAACGGAAATCCTAGTTCTTTTACTACAACAGAAACAGTCGACATAGATTCTTCTTCGTACAAAACATTAGTATATACAGTAAACCAAGATTGCGAATCTATACAACTAAGACTACAGGGAGCAGACACTACAAACGAATTAACTATAAACGATATTACGATAGAATACAGAGTAAAATATAAGAGAGCCTCATAATGCCTAAATCTGGCAAACACTTAGTCAACAACATTGACTCTTTCTTTAGAGTCCGTCCATCTAATTCAAATATAAGAGAGGGTGAAACAGTTTCTTTTCTTGAGAAAGGTAAGTTGATAAAACAAGAAAAAAGAAATGGTATTGTATACGAACAAGAATTTACACAGGTATCTCCTACCTTGTCAACGGAAACAGACGAAACAGGAAACATTCATGAAATTATAGCTGGAGCTGGTCTCACTGGTGGCGGTTTTACTGGAGAAGTAACTTTAGATGTAGTTGGAGGTACAGGCATAGATGCTAACGCAGATGATATAGCTATTGATTCTACAGTAGTAACCCTTACTGGCTCACAAACTCTTACAAACAAAACTTTAACAAGTCCAGTAATTAATACTGGAGTTAGCGGTAGTGCTATATTAGACTCCGATACTATGTCAGGAGTAAGTGCTACAACCCTATCAAGTTCAGAATCTATTAAAGCTTATGTAGATACCGAAGTAGCAGGATTGGTAGATTCAGCCCCTGATAACCTTAACACTTTAAACGAATTAGCTGCTGCATTAGATGACAATGCAGATATTTTAGATACTTTATTAGTTAAATCATCTAACCTATCAGACCTAACTAATGCATCAACTGCAAGAACAAATTTAGGTGTAGCTATTGGTAGTGATGTTCAAGCATATAATTCTACATTAGCATCAGTTGCAGGTGGAACATATACTGGCGATGATTCAATAACAACTCTTGGAACAATAGGGACTGGAGTATGGCAAGGAACTGCTATTGCAAGTGCATATCTTGATGCAGA